TGGGTCATGATCCCGCCACCGATCATGAGCGGGATGCCGATCCAGGGGAACCCGGCGATGGAGAGAACCGCGCCGACGAAACCGATGAATTTTCCGAAACCGCTATCGCCCAATTCGAACCCCGGCGAGGAATTGACGATCAATCAGAAGATCGGCAAATCTCAATATGGCAGCTCTCCCATCCTGCGCCACGGAATATCCCCTTCCATTCCCGATGGCGATTACGAGCGATACCCCATCCTTTCCCGTGAATACGAGGAGATCCCCCTCCTCAGCATCCTCAAGGGCTACCACTCGCCCGCAATAGGACTTGTCCCGCAAGTAGATCATGGACATATCGAAGCAATCCGTCCCGTCCTGCGCGGCCCTTTTCGCTTCTTCCCTTATGCCGGCGGATTTCGTCCCCACCATATCTCCTTATCCTGGAGCATCGGTAGCCAGCGGAAACCACGGAAGCGATGAGTATTTGCAAGCTCATCGCAACGCTCCCAGGTCTTATTGCAAAGCGAGGCGACACCTGTGTACTGGCATCCGGGAGTATTCGACTTGAATTTCCATTGACACACCCCGGCGAAGTTCGCACGCGGAACAGACATATCCCACCGGACGAAATCGTTCTTCACCTCCAAAGTCACATCTGCCGTATCGTACCCTTCCGCAATCTGCACGCCATCGAACTGCCCCTTGAACACGACAACGGGATTGGAATACGAACCGGGATTCATCCATGCGGAGCGATAGATATTCGCTTGCTTCCCCTGGATCGTCTCGTTCAGTATGATGGCCGCTACCGCCCGGTCCACGTTGTGAGTTTGAATCGTGAGTGTTTCTGAGAAATTCGTGTTCGACTTCCCCAATCCCCCGACTGAAATCGGCAACGGTTGATATGCATTCCCGCTCCATACCACGGTAATATCTGTATCCGTGTAATAAAGCGGCGAAGCGAAATTAAGTTCAAAAAGATAAAATGGCATGAGGAGATCCGATACATGCGAGACGTATATTCGACTCGGCAGGATATAAACCATTGGATTCCATAGGGTGCTTCGATCCTGCCACGGCTCGATCAGCCCCTGGACGGAATCCGATATCCCAATCGCTTCCGCGAGGGTACGTACATAATTGATCGGAGTATAGAGTAAACCATCCGCCGAATCGGTTACTCCTACCGATTCCGATAATATACGGTTGTAGGCAATACCTGACGAACTCTTGGCCGCATCCGTTATGCCTACGGCCTCCGATAGAATGCGTATATGGTTGGTTCCAGGTTCGAGCGTTAGGATATAAACCGGTGGATTCCATATCAGCTCGGGCATCCATCCCCTACCTTACCGCCGTATATGACTGAGTGTTGTAACCTGTTTTCTTCATCACCAGGTCAAATTCCGACCCTGGCATGGGATAGTCGGTATCGTCCGCGTACCATTGCCATCGCCCGAAGGAATTGGTAAAGACAGTGCTACTTTCAACTGCCGTCCCGCCTGACCATGCGGAATAAATAACCGCCAGCGTCGGCGTCCTGACGTTGTAGACCGCCACGGATGCGCTCCCGACGACGCTCCCGAATTCATCTTGAACAATCCCCTGGAATGAATATCTCATGACGCGGGCATATCCTCCTTCGGCTCCCGGAGAGTCAGATAGCACTCGAACGTCGAGAATCCTGGCGGGATGAGCGAGGACCGCCACGGGTTGAGTTGCCGGACGAGAGGCGTATAGTACCCGTCAACGAACGTGCAATGGACCGCCTGGCCTGAAGGCGGCGCGGTCCCGAAGGTTATGATATGCAGGGAATTCGCCCCGCCGTATGATGTCACCGTGTAATGGGTAGTAACCGTTTGTTGCGCGGAATTGACGTACAGGGTAAATGATCCCGGAATCCAAACTGGTAGTACCCATGCCGTCCGTGCGCCCGTTCCGGTCCCCATGTAGATATCTTTCCGGGACGAGGGGTAAGGCATCTTCCAGTGAAACGATGTACCCCCCCCCTTCGTCTCCCGGAGGATATCGACGATGGCTTCCGCCTCGGAGACACGGGATGCCCTGCGCCAGTAGAGATCCCAATCATGCCGGGGGAAATTCCATCGGGTTGACCGTACTTCCTTCCCCGATTCCGATTCGGCAACTTGCACTCGCCAGAATTCGATTTCACCCAAGGGATAGGAAGGAGTGATATCCAGGAATCGTTTCGGCATTATTTATATTTCCTTATGCCATCCCGCAGGGGGGAGGCATTCCGCATCCCTTCGGTGAACATCCCCATGATGAGGGATCTCCGGTCCATCAAGAGCCGGTCCATGTCCCGGGTATCCGCCGCAACGATGGTGAAATTCACGTTGACATCTCCCTGACTGCCCTTCATCTCAACGGGCACCTTCCCTCCTCGCAATGGGATGACGGCCTCCGGACCCCCTTCGCCGATCACTCCAAACGTCGTCCGATCGATGATGCCCCCATGCTGGAAGGCACGGATGGGAGCAAATTGACCGGAAGTAATCCCGCCCTCCTTGAAACCATACAATCCGTACCCTGGCATTGCGGTATCGACCAATCCGCCTACGGGATTGCCCCCTGCCCATCCACCGCCCGTAAAAAGGCCAGCGAAAGATGATAAAGCAGACCTGATGCCCCCGCCGAATGATTTATTCATCTGCTCCGATAAAATATCGGCGAGGAGATTCGACCATGCGCGTCGGATGACATCGGTGAACGCATCGAAGTAATCGGTTGCGGATCGTAAGTCCCCCCGGAACCCATCGAGGAAAAGGTCGGAAAATTCCCGGTTCATCCCGCCCATGATGTCGCCCCATGCCATCTCGATCTTCTCGAAATCACCGATCATCTCATCGATCATTACTCGGAATTCATCCTGCCGCTGTATGGTTTTCAATTCTTCGCCGGCACGTCTGGCTATCTCTTGGATCTGCGCGATGCGGTCTTTCAATTCATCCGCCGCTACCCGTTTGCGGATCTTGTTCACTTCCTCCGCGATACGCTCCTCTGATTTGGTGATGATTTTTGTGCGCTCATTCTGGTAAACCTTTTCTGAAAGAAGGAGCTGTTCTTTCCTTTCATCTGGTGCGATTTTGCTGGCAATCTGCCGCTCGATTAGATCCTGGTTCCTTCTGATCCAGTCAATACGCGACTTTTCCAGTTCCGCCGCAATATCCCCGCCCCGATCCCGGGCGGCCTCGATAGCGATCTTGTCGTATAGCGCCTCAATCTTCTTGGCGAGGGATTCGGCGGCCTTGAGTGCGGCCTCATCCGTTCCGCCACCCCTCCCGGGTGCAAGCTTCAAATCCCCTGCGCCGAACCCCGCTCCCATCTCCGCGGACATCGCAGCCGACCAATCCCTACCTGCGAGGACATCCTTCTCCGTCGCCCAGCGATTGATCGCGTCCATCTTCCTGCCGAGAAAATCCATCACTTTGAGCGTATTGTCTGCAAGCCAAAGGAGGAATCCGCCGGCATTCTTTATGGCCCCGCCCACCGCATCCCATCCGTCTTTCAGAAGGCGCACGATTACAAGGCCCCGCTCCGTCAGCCCGTTTTGATCCATCAAGGCATCGTTGATCCCCTTTACCCATCCGGTAATATCCTTGTAGGCTCCGGCCATCCCTTCGCGCAGGATTTTATAGGCGATGGTTTCAAGCGAGGACTTCTGCGCCTGGAGGGTGTTTTCGATTTCCTTGCTTCCCTGTGCATAGCCGGGAAGGATCTCCATGATCTTTTCGAGAAGAATCCCCTGCTCCCGCCATTCGGGGATCATGGCTTTTACGTTCACGCCGGCGGCTTCCAGTTTCTTGACGAGCAACGCCCCCTGGACGTTTGCCCCCTCCATCAGGGAGCGGATTTCCTGAAACGCCTGACGCTGGAAGTCCTGCCCCCGCGTCAGCATCTTTATCATGTTGGCGAAGCCGACGAATTGATCCTGCTGCTTCTTCGTGGTGAGATCAATCCCCATGCCGAATGTAACCATCGAATCGGCGAGAATCAGGAGTTCATCTCCCGTACCGATGAAGGCGCGGTCGAGTTCGTACACCTTCTCGACGATCCTCCCGGTCGTCTCGTATACCTGTTCCCACGTCTTGGAGGGATCGTTCGATACTGCGGCTGCGGCCATCGATGCCTGCGCCAAGCGCAGATCGTCTATGGATTGGATGCCCTTCTTTACAAGAGATACAAAAGAGGCCATTGCGGCTGTCCCGGCTACCACCGCTGCGGCCAAGACCCCGAAGGATATCCCCAGTCCCGTCACTCCTGATTCGGCTGTACCCAAGGCCCCAGATGCGGAACCGGCGGAACCTTCAAGATCCTTTATCTTCTTGTTGACCGCATCCAGCGCACGGCTTGCCTCGTCCCGGGCCTTGATGAGGATTTCTATTTCGTTTTTTCCTGCCACTCTCGCTCCCTTTCGTCCTGTTCCTGCACATCAACGGCTACTTGCAAATCGAAAAGAAGATCGGCATAGGCCCCTCGCAACAGTTCCGAGGGGCGTATCCCGTACCGCTGGGCTACTCCGTCGAGGATTCTGGCGTGGTGAGCGGAGAGCCCGTGTCTGCCAAAGGGATGCCATCCTCCGATTCCGCACGCCTCGGGAACAGGGAAATCGCGGCATCGACAAGTTCATTGATATCCCCGATGGAGAAATCGTCCGGGTCCATCAGCCCCCGGCCCACGGGATCTTTCTCATCCCCGAGACGTACCAGACATGCCTCGATATACCGCCTGGAAATAAATATCGAACGGCTATCATCCGCCACCGAATCTATTCCCGGCAGCGGTCCGAGTTGCGCTAGCTTGAACGTCGAGGGGACACGGATTTCCGCCTCGATCCCAGAGGGAAGCATTACCGTTTTCCTGCGTGAGCCGATCCATTCGGAAAAACTTTTGCTCATAAATCCTCCTCTTGTTTTAGATAGGGCGGGCTTTCCGACTCGAACGGACGCCCAGGTTTTTACACTTGTCCCGAGCAAGCGACCCGGGCCGGGAAGGCCGGAAGGAGGGAAACAACCTCCCCAGGTGTCCCGCCACCATCGACCCGCCCGGGTTCTATGAGTTGTAGGATGCGAAGGTATTGCAGAGCGTGAATGTAGCGACCGTGCCGGAACCGGAATGGTATTCGGCCATCCCCTCGATTGTAACCGTAATGATGCCGGGGCCAGGAACCGCCGTAGGGTGCTTTGTCAGTTTCAACTGCGGCACCTGGAGGCGAAGGAATTCATTCACCCCGGAGGAAATGGAAGTCACGCCGAGAATGTAGATATCGACTGCAAGGGCCGTCTCATTCTTGACGTTCAACCAATCCGACATCGAGATATCCGCCGTCCCGGAGAAGCGGGCGAAGGAACGGAATCCATCCCGGAAGAAGTAAGCCGGGGCCGTGGTATTATTGATCCGGTCCTGCCCTGCCACGCGGTTATCGAACGAGAACCGGAAATCACGATACCTCGTTACCGCAGCACCGCCGATGGACAATGACGCGGACGACCAACGGAACGGATTGATTCCGGCAGGCCATGCGGTGGGAACGGCCTTTGTTACGAGGGTGACTTGCTTCCCGATGATTCCCCAAGTCGCCCGCACGTATCGGCCTGCTTCCACAGAAAGCTCCAACGTGTTGATGAAGGAATCCTGATAGAGATACGCCGAGTTGACGGACGAATCCCCCTGGTGGACCTGGAAAGCATAGGCCGGGAGGGTATGGATATCCCCGAAATCTCCCGACTTCGGATTGAAGGTATGGATGAATCCGCTCCCAACCGCCGCCGGAGAGGACTGTCCACATAGGCCGCGTAGGAGATGGCCCGTGACTAGAGGATGGACATTCGCCACGATAGGTCCAGCGGCGCGAGTATATCCCAATACCCGGTTCGGTTCATCCGGATTCCCGGAGATCGAATCGTCCTGCAATTCCTCCGGGTTCCAATCCAGACCGTGATTTGCGAAGGGTACGTTGTACCAAGACGAGGGGGATGTGGCCCCCATGCTGTTCTGCCTACAGATTGCGAGATATGCGTTGCTTCCGAAGCCGGGCATTTTTCACACCTCCCTATGACATCAAGGTTACGAGCAGTTCTATGTTCGCGGCGGCCCAAAATCCCGCCGTTTCGTCCTGTGCGGTTTCATATTCGATTCTTCCCAGTTGTGTCCAGGAAACCTTCCCCGATAGGTTCCGGTTCGTGTCCTCCTTGATCGCCTGGCGCACCTTGTTCGCCAGCGTATTTCGTTTCTTGATCGCTTCCAACACGCCATCGGGAGAATATTCGGAGCAAAGTACTGAATACCGAAGCGTGGTCAGATATGGATTGACGCTGCCGATATCATCCTCGGTATTTTTCTCCCCTGTGAGCGTTACCCCGATTTCGGATGCATTGACCGCCCCTACTTCGGCGGGTTCCGGTAGGACATTCGATTCCGGGATGGCGTCTTGAATCAGGTCCACGATGGCCTGCGTGATATCCTCGTAATTGATCGCCATCTATTTTTCACCCATAAGCATCGCGGAAATCACCTCGTTCGCCAGTTTCATGGCTGCCGCTTCGGGGGGAAGCATCGGGCGGGGGGGATAGCCAGGATGTTTCACGCCACGGACGACTGCCATGTTTGCCGTTCCGAGGAATTGCTTACTTCTCTTGGCATGTCCGAATGATTTGAATTCAACAATTTTCGGAATGAATTTTCTGCTTCCCACATGGCCATAACTTCCGCCAGCTCGAATACCGACTGAGCCATACCGTTGTTTCAGGGATGCTCCTTGGATAACCTTCCCCCCCATCCCGTACGTTTGAAACGCTACAGGGAAGGCGAGGGCTTTGGCCCTCTTGGGGAGGATCGTCCAAGGTCCTTTGCGGCCCTCGTGATGATACTTGGCAATCTTGGATGGGGAACCAACTCGAACCGATGAGGCATCATGCTCCTCGCGGAAAGCACTTCTTAATGTTTGAAGTGCCTTCGCAGACTGCCCAGAACGATGAGCATATTTCGTGTTCGGCCTCAAGGGCGCCCATTTCGTCCAGATTCCTTCGGCTTGGAAATTCCTATCTATTTCTTTCAAAAGTTCTACAGCAAGGGCGGCAAATATTTTATTGCTATTCTTTAACTTCTCAGCAACTCGAACAAGGTCAAGATCCCCTAAGACAACCTCAACCCTTGCCTTCCCGCCTTCCGCCATTACCGCGCATCCCATTCATCGTCGGTGCGGTCAGGGTCCACTTCTGCATCGACGATATCCGAGGCGCCAAAAGTAGGCGTGTATGAATCCAGGTTGCTCCAAAGGGTAGGCGTGGCCCCGTCGCCCAAGGGAGTGCCCCCGGAGGACACAAGCGTCGTATTCCCGTCAATCAACCGCTGAAACCAGTCAAGTACCGACTGGCGCATCTTTTCGAGACCCGTATCCCGTCCCGCTTCCCGGACATTGCGCTCCATGAAGGTGACGAAAGCCAATGCTTGTACCTTCCCGACGAGCACCGGGGGGGCGGGAGATACGGGAACGGTGATGTTCGCGGCGGCAAGGTATCCGTCTGCCTCGTCGGATGCTTCCTCAAGGAATCCGTACAGGGTCGCGGAAGTGGCATTCGTTGCGGCGAGCTTGGGATACCGTGTTTTCCAATTATCGACGGTTGTATAGAGCATCAGATATACTTCCCCTCGTATTTCCCGACCATCGCCTGCATTGCGTTCAACATGAATGCTCCTGCGGTGGCCGAGGACTTGAATTGCGCCAGGATTTCCCGCTCCACCTCGTTCCCGATGATGAGTTTCAGACGCATCGGTACCCCTTCGTTCAAGATCCGGTTCGCCTCGGAATAGTACGTCAGGGCATCCGGGGCCATAGGATCGTGAGGATTCGTGAGATAGCGATCCTCGTATAACTTCTGTGCCTCCTTCGCCCACTCCATGACCTGCGGATCCGGGCCCGTACCGTTCTGCTCCATCCGGTAGCGGCACAGATGAATGAGATCCCGAAGCCACAGGAAATACCCAAGGATGCGGTCCGGGTATTTCTTCCGGTCCTTCATCACCATATCGATGTTGCGAAGGAACCGGCTCTTGCGGACTTCCTCCGTCAAGTATCCATCGTGGGCAATCCATGTATCGGAGAGGACGAGCGCATATCCGACACCCTTATTCAGTTCCGTTTCCGGGTGTTCATGGACATGGCCATAGAAACGAATACCCTTTCGGTTGCGGAACAGGCGCATCGGGAGGTCCGGCTTCATGTTCATCGGCGGATCGACGGAAAGGTGATGCTGCTGGACTCCGTATGCGTTCAGGACATTCGGACGGAGGTATTTATACAGTTTCTTCGGGGAGAGCAATTCCTCGTCCGCGTCGATCCACAAGATCCAGTCGCCCTTCGCATCGGCGATGGAATGATTCCTCGCCTCCTCGAATCCGCATTCTATGGGATTCAATCCGTCGATCACTACCGCGCCGTACTTCTCGGCAATTGCCTTCGTGGAATCGGTTGTCTTGGGATCGAGCGCCACGATCACCTCATCTGCGAATGAGGAGACGGATTTGAGTGTCCGATGCAGCATCGCCTCGGCGTTGTAGGCGATCATGCAGACGGAAACGGTTTCCCTCGGGGCTTGCCATCGCTTCTTGCGTTCGATATTGATTTTGCCCGTTGGCTTCCCCGGTTCGTTTACATAAACGATGTAATGATGGCCGCAGGGCTGCTCGTAGTCATCCTTGGCAATCTGCTTGTAGAAAATCTGGATATCCTTCTTCTCGCCGAAGATATCCAGAAGATCGCTCATTTCGTAATGACGTAGGTGGCAACGATAGGGGAAGGTTTCGTAGGACATCGCCTCCCACGGGCCGTAGGGAACAGTGATGAAGATCGTTCCCCCGGGCTTGCACAATTTCTCGACCTTATCAATGAGCGCCTCGGGGCCAAGAGCATGTTCCAGGACTTCGTTGAGGACTACGAGATCGAAATGGGCATCAAGCGGGTGCCCTCCGCCATTTCCCATTTCATCATAAACCTTGAAGTTCACATTGTTCTGCTTGGCATATTTCTTCTTGCACTCCTCGGCTAACTCAATATTCCGAGGCGTGACATCAACACCAAGAAACTCCGCCCTCGGCAATTCATTCGCCGCCCGGATCGTCTGATGCCCGATCCAGCAGCCGTAGTCGAGAACGCTTTTTATCTTCCCGCCGTTCTTCCGCAGGAAGTCGCGCAGGACGATCCAACGATGCTCCGATTCGGATTGCTCGTATAATTCCACCCTCGCGCCCTTGTGCTCCGTCCCCTCGATGGGTCCGTCCACCTTCCTGTACTGCTCCCGGTACGCCTCGGGGGACACCGTAAAACCCCATCCGTCCGTAACGAATTTCTTCTCCTTGATGCACAGTGCCAGGCCGTCAGGGTAATCCTGATCGATCTCCCGGCACACCTCGATATCCGACAGGCGCAGGAAATGCTTGTAAAGCCGGTTCGGATCGGATGTACGCTCGGCCATGATCTCGTCGGAAAGTTCTATCAACCTGTCGGCCACCGGCCCCCACTGCATCTTCTCGCCCTGGATATAGGCAGCACGGGAGAGACGTTTCCATCCTATCTCATCCCGGAACAGGCGTTTCACCTCCCGGACGAACTTCCGCTGGATATCCTCATCGTATCCGTCGCCGGGGATGAGGATACCGGTTCCGGGCGCAACCGTCTCGGCAAGCGCCCCACGGTTCGTGGACAGGAACGGGAGTCCGCACGCCTGCGCTTCCATCGCGCTTATGCAGGAAATCTCATCGAAGTCCTTTGATACCGGCGCGGGGGTCGGGTAGATATAGAGCCAGGAACGGGAATAGAGATCGTACAGTTGATTCTTCGTCAGTGACCCGAGCAGGCGGACATTCGGCAATTCGTTGCATCTCCGCCAAAGGACATCATAATAGACGCGCATCTGTTCAACCGTGTTGTCGTAATGCGCGACGAGGAGTTTGACTTCCGGCTGTTCCTTAGCGAGCTGTTCCATGATTCCGCCCGGGCGCAGGAGGTTTTCCAGGCCGCGTTCCGGCCTCGCCGCGTATACCATCTGCCCCTTGTTCCGTTCGATAGTCTTTCGCGGGGCAGGGAAAAGGGAGAGGTCGATCCCGTTGCGGATCACCTCGATCCCCTCGTCGGCCAAGCCATATACTTCTTGGTACTGTTTCTTCTGGAATTGAGACATCAGGAGGACGCGATCAATCTGGTACATGACTCCCCGGACGGTAGGCTCCTGCCGGCGCATGGCTAGGTCATGACACCACAGATAGCAAACTTTCGCGTTGTGCGGACGGGTAAGGGCCTCGGGTGCGCGGGAAATAACCAACACGTCTATATCCGCGCCAGTGATATATTCCTGCGCGGCCTGAATCGGTAGGTATTGTACATCGTTGACGGATACGGGACGCTCACAAGGGGAGAAGATGATTACGCGGTTCTTCCCTCCGAAGGGGTCCGTTTTCTTGACGATGGCCTCGGCCAACTGGATCGCGGCCGTCTCAGAACCGCCAAGAGACTTCTGCTTGATCGTATTGCCGTCGTGTTGCATGCCGGGGGAGAGGAAGACGAAGTTCATTCGTCACCCCCAGTACAATTTCCTCTCATCGTGTTTTCTCCTTCCTCTTTTTTGGATGTTTTGGCATCTTCGGGACTTTGATTCCTTCAATCGCCGCCGAGGAATACACGGTCAGCTTGAGCCAGAATTCCCGCTCCTCCGGGTCGCGTAGATAGGGATTCGTTTCCGAGAGTGGCTTCATGCCTTACCCAATCCATGTTCCATCATGAATTTCTTCGTCGGGAATGGGAGGACGCCCCACAGCGAAGCTATAAGAATGATTTCCCGGCATTCCATCATCAGGAAGTCGGGCGATATGAAGACAATTTCCACCTTTTTGGTTCGTGCAGCCACGCGGGCGAAGATATCAGCCCATTCCTTAGGTGTAAGCATCTGTATGTGGCCTGGATCAACACCCTTATCGATGCTTATGATATGGAACTGGCATATTCCTACCCGATAGAATTCCTCAATGGTTTTTTCGAGGACTGATTCATCTATGTGTTCCATGAGCCCGTGGGAGAAAATCAAATCGAACTCATCATCGCCATACATCGACATGTTGCTGACATTCCCCACATCAATCTGGCTGCGGAATTTCGATAGTCTCCGTGCCCGATCAGAAACCTCAATCCCACGGCATATGAAACCGCGTTCCTTCCAAGATGCGATCTTATGTCCTACCCCACAACCGGCCTCAAGGATTTTTGCCCCGGCTTTAAGCCCATAAACCCACACGGCGTAATCAATGTATTGTTGGTTTATTTCTATTGCATTCCTATGCAACCCACTTTCGACATAGAGCTTGAAATATTCGCTGTTCACATCAACGTATTGCTCGTCATAAAATCTTCCGTCGATCAATTTTGTTTTATCGTCAGTCATGACCGAATCCATTCGGGAACGATTTCATGGCATGTGGCGCATTGAACATAAGGACCGTAGGGGATGTTGTCGATTTCCTCCCATACCGTACCGACGATCCCCCGCCCGAACGCATCCTGGCAGCATCGGGTCACATCCCCGTTGCTCATAATCATGACCTGGC